TTCTCGTAACCTACGAAGAGTCGACAGAAGTTTTCGCCAATGGCTGCTCCCACAACTGAATTGAACAAGAAGCTGAGCACTGAGCTCACCGAGGTGATTGGGATCAAAGAAGCAGTCATGATCTGGTCCAACGCTGAGCATTGAGAGATCACCGGACTCGGGCTCGCCCACGACAATGAACAACTCGGAGCGATGACCCAACTGCTGACTAAATCCGTAATCATACGGTACAAAGCCAACGGGAATGACCCGCTCAGAAACGCCCAAGCTGTTCGGGCGAGCGGGATAATGGTGGACGAGGTACTTGCGATTGAAAGTTCTTGCCCAGAGTGAGAGACGAGATAACTGTGATTCCCAAAGAAAAAGGCGAGTACGTACCTTAGAGGCTTTGGCATATTCTGGAACTGCCGAAAGCGTTCGAGACCACTCTTCTCTCCCATGGTCGCGGAGGTAGCTCCGCGATAGAGGACTGGTGAAGAACTCAATAAGTGGGTGGTCAAGCGGTTGAAGCTCCGTCCAAGACGAAAACCAATCTTCGAGAACCACCTGGGAATTGACACTGATACCAAAATTGGTGTGGACCACCATTCTTGAGCCGTCTCCGACTGGTACCGGGATCGCTCCATATCGCTCAACTTCACGAATGATACGGTTCGTCCACCAATTGTAGGGGACCAATTCCCAATCGATTTCAACACCGCCCAAAAGCCGTATAATAGTCTGGCAAAGGGCTTGGACAATGGGAGCTCCTGCGTAAAGATGCAGGAAACTAAGCGCTTTACTTTTGAGATTGATAAGACGATGTCTCTCAGTTCGATTGCCGGGCCTGTATTTTGAGGTAACATACCCGATACTCTGAAGAGCATACATAATATCCGGGATATTACGACAATCAACTCTGTCAAAAACCAAGCCACAGAAGGATTCTGAGAATGGGTCCCGAGTGACACTGAGTTTAGCTGCGAAACCAATTCTCGTAAATAATTCAGCACGCAACTCATGACTGAATGTAAATCCGAATCCAAGATTGTCATCTCCCTCAATATTAGATAAAGCATGGAGACCAGACATGTAAAGGATAAACTTCTGGGCCTTGAGGTTGGTGAGGCCATTGGACTCTGAAGTCCAAGGAACTCCAGATTTCTTGATGCTAGGGAGAAAAGCAAACACCCTCTCAAGATCAAAGACACCTCCAGCCGTCTCGATGAGCTCAAACATGCCAGCAAGTTCCGCATAGTCTCGGAAATGTTGGATAAAGAAATAGATGTCAGGGATTTCAATTGAATACATGATGAGTTCATTGAAGCTGACCTCAAAAGCGTCAAAATCGGAGTTGAAGACATGTCCCACTCTTGTCCACATATCTCGAAGAAATCCTGCACGCAAGTGGACAGGAATTCGTTTGATGAAGTATGGGAGACTAAAGAGCTGATCAGCAATCCGTTTGACAATGGGTCCCCATATTGCCTTGAGTGCGTCACCAATGTTCTGAATAATTCTAAGGCTCTTATACAGAACTGGTCCATCTGAGTAATCGTGCCAGCGGGTATAGCTGTTACAGCCACAAGAGGAACAACTCTCTTCCGCAGAACTGAAGCACTGACCCTGATCGAGGAATTCTCGCTTTCCAAAGCTTGAACTTCTGAACACACGGGAGAAGCATCCGGAGCATCGAAGAAACTCATCAAATGCTCTAAGAATTTGTTTCTTTCGTGTGACCTTATAGGAGGTAGTGGTGAGCCATCTATCGACGACCCCCCGATCTCTCCAATCGTGCGATTCGAGGGCGGTGAAGTGGGTTTGGAGGACCCAACTTGAAAACTCACGCCAGCAACGGATCCAGAGACTACTGGATTTGGGGTTCTGGCGGGCGTTGCGCTGGGCAAGGCCGATGAATTTGTTTGCGACACTGAGGGGGTCGGCTTGGGGGTTTGCCCCATAGGGACTGCTGATGATGCCGTATTGGACTGGAACACGGTGCTGAATGTGTTCATCATGTCCGAAAACCGCT